GGCAGCGTGGACGGTCAGACATTGCGAATCCTGAGAAGGGCAGCCCAGGCGGCGGCGACGCCCCGCAGGGCCATACGCGAGCAGTCCGCCTGGGCTGCTGGCTCCTGCGTCTGCTCGGCCAGCCACGCCTCGTAGGAACGCATGGCGACGCTGGCGCTCGTCTGCGGATACGCCGGCACAAGCACGGGGCCAACGTCATACAGCCCGCTCACTTCGCGGATCTGCCGCACGGCCTTGCCGTCGTCGCCTGTGCGGAACGACTCGCCGCCCTTGTCCACCGTGAAGGCAAACGATGAGCCGCGCACGTCGCGCCGCTGGATGAGCTCGAGCACGTCGGCCCGGCTCACGGGCGGCGTCACCACGTACCGCAGCCCCTTGTCATCGCTGGAGAGTTCCAGCGTGCCAGACGATGTGCGGCCCAGCACGATGTTGGAATCGTGGTTGAACAGGGCCACCACGTCCTGCCGACCGCGTTGGCGGCCAAGAATCTTGTCGAACGCACCGGGCAGGATTTCTTCCTTGAACCCGCCAAGGTCAAGGCTCAGCCGGTTGTAGACGGCGGCGTATCCCACGATGGACGTGCGGCCGTCAGCGCGGCTTTCGACCAGCAGCTCGTTGTCATCCTCAAAGGCGAAGTCGCGGCGTTCAATTTCCATCGGTGGAATCCTCCTGGTCGTCTTCGGCATCGTCCTCAACGTCGTCTTCGGGGCTGTCCTCAACCTCGGCAACGGGCGGCGCTGGCATCGGCTCAGGTGCAGGCGGGTCTTCGCCAGCCTTTTCCAGCGTGGTCATGTTCATCTGGATAAAGTGCTGGTCGCCCTCGCTGCCGAGCGGGTTCATGTTCTCCAGCTCACGAATCTCGTTTACGCTCATCCAACCGTTTTGCAGGGCTGAGACGTAGTAGGCCGACCGGCTTGCGTGGTCGCCACGTAGCAGGCCGCTAACGCTGTGCTCGGCGAAGTACCGCTCGTCGTCGCCTTCGGCCAGTAGGTCGCGGCTGATGGCTGCTTCCCATCGCTTTAAGTGCGGCAACAGGCAGTGCTGAACGAACTCCGTGCCCTGCACCTCAATGTTGCTGTACGTGCTGCGGGTCAAATCCTGAATCATGTGGGGCGGCACGCGGAACGCCCGGCAGATCTCAATCACTTGGTACTGACGCGTCTCAAGGAATTGGGCAGCCTCGTTGGACCCAGAGAGCTCGTGGGCCTTCACGCCAGCCGGCAGCACCGCCGTGCGGTGTGCACGATCGGGGCCACGGTGCATCCGTTCCCACGATTCACGCAGACGCTCGGCCGCCTCGACTGGCACCGGGTTGTCAGACTCTAGGACAATGCCGGGCCGGGCACCGTTGCCAAAGTACGTGGCACCGTGAGCCTCTAACGCCTGGGCTAGGCCGATGGCATTGGCGAACAGCCGGTAGGTGGGAATCGGGTGAATGCCGTCGTCGGTCGTGTACCGCAGGGCGAAGATCTGTTCCTGGCGGTACACCGTCTGCCGGCCATCCGGCTCACGGTAGATGTACCGCAGGCGTCCGTTCTCAAGCCGCTCGACTTCCATGCGGCTTGAGTGCAGCGGCCACAACTCCGACACCGGGCCTCGAGCACCTGCACGGATCTCGGCGTACGACGCACCGTAATGCAGATAAAGCCCCGTCATCCAATCGCGGAACTCCTGCGCCGTCTGCCACGGGTTGGGCTGCATGTGCAGGATGCGATACAGCGGATGCTCTGGCACCTTGCGTTTGCCGCCGTTTGGCTGCCGTTCAAACAGGTGGAGCGGCAGGCTCGATACCGAATCGGAGATGACGCGAATGCACGCCGTGTAGGCCGAGCAGGCCATCGACGTGTCGGCAGTCACTCGCACGCCCGAAGCCGTGCGGTTGCCGCCGACTCCTGACCAGTCGATGCCACGCAGGTCGTACATGCGGAAATCGTCTGTGGCGGTTTCGCTCATAGGGTGATCATGTCCCAGTTAGATTGTGGCGTGGATGCCGTTGCGTGCATGCCTGCTGCCATCGTCAGCGCCACGATCCCGTCAATCCGCTCGTGACTTCGCTGCTTGCTCGGCTTGATGTTCTGCCCGTCTGTTTGAATGGCGACGTTTCCGGCCTGCCACGTCAGCACCTCGTGACCGCCGTGCAGCAAAAAGCCGCCGACAATCCAGGCTTCAATCTGGCGCGCAGGCGCTGACATGGAGCCGTAGCCCTGTCCAAACCCTACGACCGGCAGCCCATCCTCTTGCAGTAACTGCGTCAAGTGGGTGGAGTTCCAGCGATCGACTGCAATGCTGCGAATGGTGTACTTCTTTGCGAGCGACAGAATGTCATTCCGCACCTGCGAGTAATCGGTGACATTCCCTTGCGTGACGTTTAACAGCCCCTTCCGCTGCCAAACGTCATACGGCACCTTGTCTCGCCGCACCCGCTGCTGAAGGTTTTCCTCTGGTATCCAGAAGTGCGGCTGCACCCAGTACGTGCCATCGTCTAGCGGAAACAGCAAAACAAACGCCGTGGTGTCGAACGTCGTGGCTAGGTCAAGGCCGGCAAAACACTCGCGGCCCGTAAGATCAACGGGGCACGGCACATTGCCTTTTGCCCAGTTGTGCATGCTGATCCAGCGCGTATCCTGCTCTGTCCAGCAATTCAAATACAGTTGCTTGAAGGTGTTCTCGTATGCGGGCATTTCCATCGCCCGCTGGCATTCGCTACGCAGGAAGTCGAGCTTTACGGAAATGCCAAGGTTTGGATTTGCTGCCGCCCATGTGCGTTCATCTTTCCAATCTTCAGAAGGATCTGCACAGTAGATCGCAGGCAGGAATGACTCGTCCTTGATGGCTCCAGTGCGGACAGCCTCGGCGTACTTCCACACTTCCCAGCACACAGATTTTTTGTCGTGCCCTGCCGTTGTCAGAGCCACCGTCAGCGGGTTGCGTCGAGCGCCTTGGCTCGACAGCATTACTTCCCACATCTCCCTGTTGCTCACGTGGAGCTCGTCAAAAATGACGGCGTGCGCCGAAAGCCCGTGCTGAATTCCAGCCTCGGCAGAAAGTGCCTTGTACGTCGCGTGCGTGGATTCACGCACTATGGCGTTTCGATAGACCTTGAGGTGTTGCCGCAATACGGGCGACTGCTCTACAGCAATCCGTGCGGTATCAAATACCAGTCTCGCTTGGTCACGCGACGCAGCACACGAATAGACTTCCGCCCCTGGCTCGTCCTCGAGCATGCACCGCAGTGCAATGCCAGCGGCCAACGTGCTTTTGCCGTTTTTGCGGGGAAGTGCCAACAGCGACGTGCGTACTTTTCGCCTGCCACCTTCCTCAGCAAACAGCGCCCGCAGATAGTCGCGCTGCCACGGCTGTAGCAGAAACGGCTTGCCGCCCAGCTCGCCCTTGGCGTGCGTCAGGTGCTTCTCAAAGAACCGCACCGCCAAGCATGACGCGCATTTATTGCACGGCTTCTCAGCCGAACATGAGGCGGTCTTCGTCGTCGTTCGACGTTGCTTGCTCAACGGCTGAAACTCTTGCCAGGGCCGACGCCGTCAGGCCGAACTGCTCTGCAAAACGCAGCATGTGCAGGCGAGCGTCCTTCTTCCGATACCACGCAGGGTGATTCATCACCCTACCCTTATCGTCCATGAACGTGGCCCCGTGCTGCTTCAGTTCCGTTTCGGCTTTCACCATGTCAGCCAGGGCATCGCAGTACGCTGCCAGGGTGTGCTGATGCCGAAGGCTCATTACCTTGGACGCCTCGAGCATGGGCACGATCCGCTGCCACTCAGCCCGGCCGATGTCGCACAGGTACGAAGGCGGCTCAGGAATGCCGGCAGGGGCTTCAATGCCGCTCTTATGCGGCCCCCTGACGCGAGCCCCTCGGAGCTTCAATATCGGTTTCGGCGTAGGCTTCCTGCCTCTACCCATTACGCCACGCGGTGAAACGACGGGAACCGTGGCACGCCGGCGTCCGTCAGTTGCTGGTACTTGAACGTGAACACGGTGCCAACCGCTGGCGGATCACGCCTCAGCGCGTCCGTCAGCCCAGACGATACGCGAAACTCCGTGCCATCTTGCAGTTGAGCAACCAGGGCACCCACGCAGAAGGCGTTGCGCCCCGTGCCCGACTCATAGCCGACCACCGTGGCCTCGGCATCTTGAAACGTCTTCACCTTCAAGAGAGTGCCGCTGCGCTTTCGCTCGTAGCGGCTGCCCGGCTCGCGGAGCATGAGCCCTTCGCCGCCATCGGCCTCCACGCGGGCGAGCTCCTCGAGCATGTGACCCTGGCTCTCGCATCGCCACTGCGGCAAAACGAACACAGGACCGGCCGTGCCCACCGCGTCGATGAGCGCCGCCTGCCGATCCTCAAACCCACCAAGGGCCATCGGTGCATCGAAAGCCGCGAAACGGATAGAACGCCACGCATCACCGCCACAGTGCGACAGCACAACGCCGACCGTCTGCTGGAACTGACCGCGACTGATCCACAGTTCGCCATCCAGCGGCTCGCCAGATGGCAGGGCATCAAGAAACCACTGCGGGGCGTGGATCTGCTGGCCCGTGCGCGTCGAAAGCGTGCGGCAATCCCACACAGCACGCACGCCGTCAAGCTTCTCGCTCATCCACCAGCCCGTTGGATCGGAGCCGGCCCAATTCTTCGCAAGTAGCACTGGCATCAGCAATCCTCCAAGCCGAGCTGCGCCAGCGTGATGGCTGCAGGGGAAAAGTCTTGTGGCGACTTTGTCCATGAGTACCACCGCCCATCTGGATGCCGAGATGGCGGCAGCACTGACTGAGCCGGAAGCCCGCCGAAACGCACCTCATATCCGCCGATCTTTCGCCATCCACAGTCTGGGATAGCGTCGGCCAAGCGGAAAAGCCGGT